CAGCCTTAATCTTTTTAAAGAGTGAGGCACGCATACCAGGTTTAGTATAGTTCCCAGCAGCGTTTACTTTAGACTTTGCTACTTTCTTTTTCATTTACGGTTTGAATCCAGGAATCTTTGTAACATCGTAGTTATACTTTTCCATTAAAATTCTAAATGCTTTGTCTTCTGCTGTCTCGCCACGCATCATGCGAGCACGTTCTGTAGCGCGTAGACGCGCAGCGTCTGCAGTTTTGTCCTTAACAGGAGTCTTAGACTTTGCAGGAGCAACACCAACATTCTTTTTTGCAGCCATGATTACATGCCACGCTTTCTTACCATTGAACGCTTCTTTGCAACCTTCTTAGCAGCCTTCTTCATTGGCTTGCCAGTCTTCTTAGCCTCAGCCTTAGCCATTGCCATTCCTTTTGCTGTGTAAGCAAACTCTTTCATTCCTACTTTTGGCATTATAGTGCTCCCACTTCTTTCATTACTTCGACGGTTTGTTTTGTGATGTTTTTTGCAGTTGGCATAGTGTTAGCATCGTAAGGCCTATTAAGAGTCTCACTTGCAGCATATGCTTGCTGGATGTGCTTATGTGTTGTTCCTGCTGGTTGAATACCCTGTGCTCTCGCGTCTTTATAGGCATTCAATTCTCCGACCCATTTCTTGTCAGATATATCTCGCTTGGCATCGCCAGTAGATAATTCAAGAAGTTGTATCTTACAACCAAAGCAACCTTCTACATACTCTGGATGTGTCTGTATTTGATGTAATCCCATTTGTCCCTACACTTCTGTAAAGTTTGCTTCTGTAATACCAATACCTGCTGCGATTAAAGCAGCCTTAGTCTCATCACTTACTTCATAGTTTCTTCCACCACGATAAACTTCTTCGTAGTTAGGAATATCAGAATCTACCAAGTATCTTTCAAGAGAGTAGACACCTGCTTCTTTTACAACTGATACACCTACGTCCAACTTGTAAAAGTAGAATAGGCGTGCTCCGCCTATAGGACCTTCTTGTACTGTTGGTGTCTTGAATAGCCAAGTAGCCATTAGTCCTCCTTAGTGAACTTACTCCGTGACAGGGAATTGCTCCCCTGCCACAGCGTCAATTAACTACTATAGAGCAGCGATTGATGAGCCTGTTTCTAGGCGGTAAAGTGCTTCCTCACGGTAGCGTGCAAAGCCGAGTACGCCGTACCAACCCATTGGGCGGAAACGCATCAACTTGTCAACGACTGGTCCGATAACTGTGTGTGGCTCTTCTGCAACTGCCTGAGCAAGTGCTTGCTTTCCACATACGATTGTTGAGAATACGCGAGTTACTGGTGTAACAGTTAGAACTGTTGATACTGTAACTGCAGCAGAGTTAGCAACGTCAACAGTAAATGTTGTTGTTGAACCTGATGTTGAGATAGCAGTAATCTTCGCAGATGTTCCGACTCCTGTACCTGAAATCTTATCGCCGACCTCAGCACGTGATGCAATAACAGATGATGAAGCAACGCCGAATGTGAATCCTGCTGATGTTCCTGCAACTGTTGCTGCTGTTGTAGCCAATGCTGTCTGGTCTGCACCTGACTTAGTTGAGTACAAACGTGGTGACTCTACGAAGAACGCGCCTTCGTACTGTCCAATTTCTCCTGCGTAGATTTTGTCTACATCAGAGTAATTGTGTGGGTCGCGCCATCCTGCTGCGCCTGTCTCTGCACGAAGGTCGTGTGAAACTTCTGGGTGGATACCTGTCCAGTATAGTGAACCCTTACGGTATGCAGCCTTTGCTGAACGCAACTTAGCAACAGCCTTGCGGATGTCTGCTGAGTCTAGTGTTGCAGCAGCAGTGATTGTTGCTGTTGATGTAGCAGTTGAACCGCCGTAGATTACGTTTGTTCCACCGTTAAGTGTGGTCATCGCAACCTTATCGATTGAGTCTGCAAGGTTGAATGCAATTACGTTAGCAATTGCTGGGTCAACATCTGCAAGTGAGAATAGTTCCAAAGCGCGTGTTACAAGAACAGAGTTACCGTACTCGTTAAGAGTAATTGTAACTGTGTTAGGTGTTGACAACGCGACTGAATCTGGGTCTACTGTCTCTGTTAGTGTATCTGTTACTGCATTTAGGTCAACGTACTTCTGTAGAACTACTGTTGAACCTGGGATTGATTGCTGTGCTGGAGTCTTGTCTGCGACTGAACGAATTAGTGGTTCGGCGCGGAGAGCGAATTCTAGAAGACGGTCGTACGCCTTCTGTACAAGACCTGCACCACCGACTGTACCACCGAGGGTAGTAGAGCCTGTTGATGTATAGGCGTTAGCCATATGCGGTCACCTCCAAGTGACTATGAACGGATAAATTATTGTTGCGAGCGAAGAATTGCTAGTATGTCCTCTTCGGATGTTGCTTGGGACATTCTGTATTCAATATCGTTTGCTCGGTCTGGCGTCAAAGCATTCTGTGTAACCATATCCTGATTGCGCAATGCTGCGCGGTCTCGTTGGCTTACACCTGAATCTTCTTCTGCAACCGTTAGTCCGAACAAGTCTGCATTATCATCAAGCCAGTTAGAAACTGACTCTTCGTTAATATCATCCAGGTCCTTCATTACTAAACGGGCTGCCTTAAGATTGACGCCCTTCTTTTCTAGTGTCGACTTGACAATTGCCTCACGCTGCGCCTTGGAGAAACCTTCAAGTTGCTCTGTAAGTTCCTTGATACGCTTTTCGTCTGCACGCTTGGCTTTACGCAACTTTTTAAGTAAGTCGCTTCCATCCAATGGTGCTTCTTCGATTGTATCTAGGTCATCGTCTTCGTCGTCCCAGTAGTTGTTGCTCATAGCAACGCCACCCTTCTATTCGTAGTTAGTTCGCAGGCCACAGGTTCCATTCGGGGAAATGGTCTGGCTCCTACTGTCGGTCTAATACACTGGTGGGGCCGATGGGTCCACTCAGGATTCTATTATATTACTCTGTTTGCTCTGTTGCGTGATGCTAGGCTTCGTGAACCAAATGTTCCAGAAGCACCAGAGAAGCGTGCTGCTTCCTTTTCTGCTTCTAAACGAATTCGTTCTTGTTCCTTAACATCTTGCTGGAAGGTAGACTTAATCAAACTCTCTTGAGCAGTAACTGGTTTAACAGCCTGCCCTGTGCTAATTTCAGTCAACTTCTGCAAAGGCTGTGCGCCCATTGCAACTGTACCAAAGTTTTTAAGTGATGTACCATAGTCAAAACCTCTTGCAGCAATATCTGCAGCAAGTGTATTTTCAATAGTAATACCTTGTGACTTAGCAGCAGATAGTACGCTAACTTCTCTGATTTGCTTCTGTAGGTCATCTGCACCACGCTTGCCAAGAAGAAGTGCTTTAGCAATAGATGTTCTATCTATCCCTGGAGCAACTACTTGTAGGTCTTTCTTAAGCGCTTCTGGTGCATTATCAATAGTCATAAAAACATCATTTACTAGATTGAGTACTGCAGCAACTGACTTGCCAGTTCCTAGCACCTCACCAAGAAGTTCTTGGGTTGCTAAATCTCCCAGACCAACTTCACGTAGTTTATCACCAAGTGTTGATTCTGATTTGAAGAACTCTGCAATGGTTGGTACGTCAATTGCTTCACCTTGTGCAAGGCGGTCTTGCAGAGCAAATACACCAGCAAAACGCTTAGTGAATGGCTCTAGTTCTGGTTTATTACGTGCATCTTGCAAAGCAAGATTAAGTGATTCATCAATAGTAGAACCACTCTTATAGTAACTAGATACAACCTTAAATAAAGCGTTAGCCCATGGCTGTGACATTTCTTTTGCACCAAAGAACAATGCAAGAGTATTCTTAAAAGTATCTTGGGCAAGCGTTCTATCGCTGCCAGTTTCCATACCAGTTGCGCCTGGATTTACAAGTGTATTAGTCCAACCTGCAACATTGTCCCAAGTCCAGTTACCAGCCTCTGTAGGCTTTGCTGGCATCTTGTAAGTCTTTGATACTGGGTCATACACGAATGCGGGAGGAGTTCCTACTGGTCTTTCTGGTATTTCATTACCGCTAGGTGCTACGTACCCTGGGTCTCCTGGCTTTAATACATATCCTGGGTCACCAAACTTTAATACTTTAGGTATTTCTGTACTTGTTGGGGATTTATACTTACGCCAAACGCCACCAAAATTAGCCCAATACATTCCAGGACCTGGGTCTTCGGTTGGTTTAGGGTTGTCTGGATTTGCCCCACTCTGTGTTGCTTCACGCGCTAGTCTAATGCGTGCAAGACGTTCTGCTGCAGTTTCTGGTTTTGCAACCGTTGGAATGCCTGCGCTTTCTGCAGCAGCAATAGCGGCCCTAGCACCAGTAATTTTAGTTTGTTCGTCTACTACTG